CGGGCATAGCAGACAAGATTTATCAATACTCGGCAGATAATTTTTTGTCGTTTTCATCTCCAATACTCAGTAATTTTGGAACCGAAAAGGGATTGCCAATTTCATGCAATTTTGGAGTAGTAGACGATACATTGCATTCTATATTACATGGTATTTATGAGATTGGTATGTTAGCAAAAAATGGAGCGGGTACAGCAAAGAATTTAAGTAATATAAGACCATATGGAGAAGCTTATGGAAAGGATAAATCAGGCAAATCAGAGGGCTTGCTATCTTGGGTGAGCGAGTACAGCTCAATAATATCAAAGGTTAATCAAGGTGGAATGCGTAGGGGGTTTTTAACAGTATATTGCTCAGTTGAACACCCAGAGATTGATTGGTTTTTGAATATCGGTGCCAATGGACCAGTATCAACACCAGGATATGCAATCCGAAATATAACAACAGGTGTTACATTTCCTGATGGGTGGATAGAATCTATGAAAGCAGGAGATGTTGAAAAACGCAAGATTTATGCAAAAGTTCTAAAGAGAAGAAGTGAAATTGGATTTCCATATTTGTTGTTTGAGGATAATTGCGACAATCAAAAACCGCAAGTTTATGTTGACAAAGACATGAAATTATTCACCAGCAACATTTGTACAGAAGTTATCGAATACTGTGATACAAATAAAGAGTTTGCTTGTTGTTTAATGTCTTTGAATGTTGCAAAATATGATGAGTGGCCTGAAGATTTGGTTTTTATTGCAAATATAATCCTGGATTCTGTTTTGACAGAATATATTGAAAAGGGAAAGAACCTGCCAGGTTTAGAAAAGGCTGTTAGGTTTGCAGAAGAACATCGATCAATTGGTGTGGGTGTTATAGGATTTCACACATATTTACAAAAAAACATGATTCCGTTTGGTAGTATTGAAAGTTACCAAAAAAATAATCAGATATTTAAACAGATACATGACGAATCATTGTATGCGAGTAAATGGATGGCAGAACAATGGGGAGAACCTGCAATGTTACAGGGATATGGATTGCGAAATACTACAAGAATAGCAGTGGCACCGACCAAAAGCACATCGTTTATAATGGGGGCAGTTAGTCCAGGAATAGAACCCATAAAATCCAATGCACATGAAAAGACATTGTCTAAAATACAAACAGAATACAGAAATCCGCAGTTAAAAAAGTTACTATCAGAGAAAGGATATGATAATAGAGAGACCTGGAAAAGTATTTTAGAAAATAATGGCAGCGTTCAGCACCTGGATTTTTTGACAGATGATGAACGAGATGTATTCAAAACATTTTCAGAAGTATCACAAAGAGATATAATTCAACTTGCAGCTCAACGTCAAAAATACATAGACCAAGGACAAAGTATCAATTTAATGATTCATCCAGAAACTCCACCACGAGATGTGTCGAATTTGATACTTGAAGCACATGATCTTGGAATCAAGACATTATATTATCAATATTCTATAAATGCTGCACAAGCGTTCAATCAAGAATTGTTGACTTGCACAGCGTGCGATGGGTAAAAAAATCGTTAAAAATTTGGAATTCTCAAAAATATTTCGTATATTATATAAAAATAAAGAATCATGTTAAAAATATATGAAAATTTCAGGTTAATTATCAAAGATGCTACAATTGGTGACAATTTCTTTAAACCGAGATGTGTTGATATATTATTAAATCAATCAAATGATGTTACTCCAGAACAATCAATTATGATCAGGGATACTATCAATGATTATAACGGCTGTCTATATGTTGCCAGCAATAGCCCGGATCTCGATTCAGTTATTACGGTAAGCGGGACAGGTTTATTGGATTGTATTACGTTAGATGTTGATGAAATAACAGTACGGGATTACAAATGGTTCGAGGAATCTTTAATGGAATATTTTAATAAAACTTTACCAAACGCCGTTCTTGAAATACGAGTGTTACCTGTATTTAATGGGCACTCAAGCCCATTTGAAAAAGAATCGTGACATGAGAAATAAAAAAATTGATCGCTCAAAAAAAGTTGATGATATGGATATCACTTTTGGTGAAATGGCTTCTAATATTTATCAAAGAATGCGGTCGAAAGTGCATCGATCTGAAAAAAAATATACTCGGAAAAAGAAGCATAAAGGAAATGATTATTCTAGCGATAAATTTTAACATTTTGTTAACAAAATTTTAACACTTTAAATTTGGAAGTCTGGGTAAAATGCCCTATATTAGTATTATAATTAGTTTTTATTTATTCACATAAAATATTTTTATGAAAATCAAAATTACAGACAACAATGCTTTTCAAATTGTAAGCAAAGCAGGTCAAACACTATTGGAATCTGCGTATGGCACGTATTCTAAATCAAGCAACGCATATCGTGGTGCTAGAAAAGCTAGAATGGGAATGCTTGCAAACAATTTGACAGTAACAGAGGATGGTCAAACTGTTCAACTAAAATCGAATAATGGCCATATTCTAGCTGAGCGAAGTTATTTTTCAAAAAGTAATGCAATGCGGGGCTTTAACTCGATTAAGCAATACTTGAAATCTGCAAGAGAACTTGCACAGCCGCTACCAATATCAAGGTAAGCGGTATTATAGTTGCCAATTATTGGATCGAGGCAACATCGGGAGTACCAACGATGAAAGGTACTCCCTTTTTTACAAAAAACGTATATTATGAAACGAATTGAAGATTATAGTAAAAAACAAGCTATCAACGAGCTGTACATCGCAGTGCAGAGTGAAGGATCTCGTCTGGGTAGGCCAAATATAGTGATCCGCACGACAGGCTGCACGCATAGATGTTATTTCGGAGAAAAAGGGGGATGGTGTGATACATGGTACAGTTCCATAGCTCCAGAGAAAGGTAAATATTCAATGCAAGATATTGAAGATTTTATCAAAGACAATCCACAAGCTACTGATATTATGTTGACGGGTGGTTCTCCAACAATGCAACCAGTATTGTGCAATGAGATAATGCATCTTGCAAACAAATACAATTTATTTGTTACTATTGAAACAGAAGGATCGCATTTTGTTGAAACGGATATTCCAATAGATTTAGTAAGTTTGTCGCCCAAGTTCTCCAACTCAGTACCTGTTCTCGGAGTTAAATTTCCAGAGGAGTGGGAAATGAGAAGGCCAGAAGTTGACGAACGCTTTATTAGACAGCATGAAAAGTTTAGATTAAACAAAGATGCAATTGCAAAGTCAATTTCATATCATAAAGATTATCATTATAAGCCTGTTGTAAACCCAATACAAGATCCGGATACTTGGAAAGAAGTTGAAGAGTTTAGGGTAGAAATGGGAATACCAAAAAGCAAAACATTCATAATGCCACCAGGTGACACTCCAGAATTATTATTCCTTAACTACGGAGATGTTATGCGATTTTGTGCTGAGAATGGATATTGCTTTACACCAAGGTCGCACATCATGGCATTTGGTACGATGCGCGAAGTGTAATGTATACAAAAAGAAAAAAAGATGCAGATAAAAAAAATACACATATCCGGAAAATGGTATCTTTTACCAACAATATCATTTACAGATAAATATTTATACGGTACTTACGAAATATCGTTAGAATGGTTGAATTTTCAAATAGCAATCAGTTGGGAAACTGAACCAAAATAAAGGGGTATATATGAGAAAAATATTGTTGATATTATTATTAATACGTTGTGTAACATCAGGATTTGGGCAAAGAACGATTACGATTTCCAATCCTGTTTTCACTGTATTATACAGTCAAGAATATGAACAACCTTTAAAATTGATGTATATCTCATCGAATAGGCCGAAAAATGTTGATCGTGGATCGATGGATTTTTATTTAGAGGATTCTATACGAACGTCGGATGATAGAGATTATCGGCATAATGAATGGGATAAAGGTCACTTAGCTCCAGCAGCAACATTCTCTGACAACTATCAAAACTTAGCTCAGACATTTTCATTTCTTAATTGCACATTACAGCATCAAAGTCTTAATCGCGGAGAATGGCGCAAGCTGGAATCCAAGGAGCGGGAATGGGATGATGACCAAGATTTAATTGTAGGCGTAGAAAATGTTTTCGAGGATATGCACATCATTTTAGAAACGGGTGCTCATGTACCATCTCGAATGATCAAACATATCTATTTTTCTCGAGATAAGAGATGGCGCTGTTTTGATTTTCCTAATGAGAAACCGAATCGTTCTTGGCAATTATATGAAGTCAAACACAATCATTCAAAAAACGTCGTGTATAAAAAATAAAAAATATGAAAAAACAAATGCATATAGCTATGTCCATGCTCCCGACATATAGTGTGGACATTATATTAAAGTTCTCAGAAAACCGCTATGACAACTCGGGTGCAAGATATATAGCTGATGCTGTTGATATATGTGAGGAATATTGTAATAACAACAAATTGCTTGTGGCGATTAAAAGAAATGAATTTAGTAGTCATAACAAATTCTCAGGATTAACTGTTTCTATAAATCAATATCCTAGGTATCCAAAAACAAAGGATGAATTGTTTGATGCAGCACTAGAATTGGGTTCAGAATTATTAAATACGCTCAATGACCGTGAAGTGTTCGTAATTGATTCAGAAAGAACGGTTATGTTGGAACACGCATAAAATAAAAAAGGATTTAGAATGATATTCATAATATCCATATTAATAGTTCTTATAGCAGGATATATAATTTTGGGGCATCATTGGGACAAAAACAAATGACATGGTAGTATTTTTGGGTTGGATTTCAACGATTTTAATTTTGTTAGGTTACACATTTAACGCACGATTGCAACATAGGATTGCAATGATTGTATGGATCATTGGCGACATAGGATGGGTTACATATGATATTATTATCCACAATTGGTCACATATGGTATTGTCATTTTTGCTTATCGGTTTAAATTTATTGGCAATCAGAAATATAACAAAAAAACCTACACAGAATTTGGAATTCTGAAAAATATTTCATATATTGTATACTACAATTTTATAATTATGGCGCGCGTTAATGTTGGTATTAATCCAAAGTATTTATCTGATGCACATTTAATTGCAGAGTCGTCAGAGATAACAATAATTACAGGACATTTGCGTACACATAAGCGGTTACAAAATATCCCCGATGCATTTTCTTTAGGGAAAGGTCATATAAATTTCTTTAAAGTTCGTTTAAGATATTTAAAACGCAGATTGCAAGAAGTAAACAAGGAAATGATAAGGCGTGGATTCTTTCCTGGGACAAAGGTGGATATTGATGAATTTAAGTATTTGCATGATGGACAATGTTTAAATGATTGGACACCATCAATGACTGATACTATGTTGGTAAGAAAACGAATTGTGGATCGTTTAAAAAATCCATTGAAATTAAAAAAACCACACAGATATGAAAAACAGTATATTGCAAATATACACAAATTTTGTAAAAACTTATTAGATTCTGATTTATATTTTGTTTAAAATTTAAAAGGAACGTTTTATGAAAAAAATGTTTAGAGAAGAAAGGCTACAAAAAGCACAAAAGGCATACGGTGAATTCTTAACGGCAATGGGATTTGATTGGGAGAATGATCCAAATATGCGCGAAACTCCAATGCGTGTAGCAAAGGCACACTATGATGATTTGTGGCAAGGAATTTACTACGAAGCACCAAAAATTACCGCATTCAACAATGTCGACCGGTATGATGGAATGGTCTTTCAAGGGAATATTGATTTGAAATCTATATGTTCACACCATTCGTTGCCGTTTATTGGCAAAGCTCATGTTGCATATTTACCAGGAACAAAAGTAATTGGATTGTCTAAATTGAATCGTATTGTAGAATGGTTTGCTCGAAGACCACAAGTGCAAGAAAACCTGACAATGCAGATACATAGCTATATAAATGAAATTTGTGAAAATAACAAAGGCGTTGCAGTAGTTATTGAAGCGGATCATATGTGTGCTTGTGTACGAGGTGTGAAACATAATAGCACAATGATGACAAGCAAATTATCGGGTGAATTTTTGGAAAGTCATGAAGTTAGGGAAGAATTCTATAATTTTATAAAATTCCTAAAGTAGTATGAAGAAATATTTATTCTCACCAGGTCCTGTTAAATCTAAGCAAACAGTAGAAATAAATTATCACCACCGCAGCAATACATTTAAGAATTTATATGCTGAGAAATGTAATATTATAAAAGCTGAGTATTTTACAAATGATTACGATGTGTTATTAACACAAGGATCGGGAACGTCAGCAATAGAAGTTGCATTAAATGGATATCTATCCGGTGGTAATGCTGACCATACAAAGTATGTGCTGGTTTTGACTAATGGGAGCTTTGGGCATAGATTATATGATATTTGCAAAACTATACCTGGCAAAATAGTAACGATGCCTGTCCAGAGTGTTGATGAAGCTCTTCACGTATTACAGAGCTCGACTGTACCGTTTGACGTGTTTTGTGGTGTAGCATTCGAGACCAGTAGTTCGACTTATAATAATTTACATAATATAGTTGAATATTGTAATAACAAGGGGATTATAACAATAATCGATATGGTTTCGGCATTAGGATATTACGCTCCACCATATAATGCAACAGCAGTATGCTCAAGTACAGCAAAAGTATTGCGCGGGTTGCCGGTATTAGGTATTGTGGCGTATCGAAAAGATAGCAAACCGCTTATAGGTTCATCTGGATATTATTTAAATATGAAAAGGTATATTGAATCTAAAAAGGATTGCCAAACACCGCATACATCAATGATACCACAGTTGCAGTCAATTAATTCGGCTAATTTTTTCGATCGGGAATGTATTGATGCGAATTGTGAGGCTCTTAGTGTTATTGATTCAACCACTTGTTTTACGCTACTTGGGGAGCGATATGCACCTGTATTGACATTTAAATTCAGTGATAAGGCGTTGATGAAACGAGTGATTAAAGCCTTGAAGAAAAATAATATGGAAATATATTTCAATTCTGTTTATATGAAAGATAAGTTCCAAATTGGAATGTTTGGTCACAATAAGAAAGCATATAAAAAATTGAATAAGATTATTAAAAAAATATGCCGTAAATGAAAATATTAATGGAAATATCCGGTGGTGCTGATAGTATGTTATCGTCATTATTGGCAATAAAAAAATATGGGACGGATGCAGAATATCATGGAATTCTTGTTGATTACCACCAACTACCTTTTGAAAAAGAAAAGGCAAAAGCATTAGAGTTTTGTGATAAATACAATATAAAATTGCATATTGTTTCGGTCGATGGATTATTCGTAGGAGGCGCAGTTACAGGTGAGCACAATGTTGAAGAAGTCTCGGATATATATACACCATTAAGAAACTTTGTGATTGGTGCAATGGCAAGCTCCTTAGCAGAACGTATCGGGGCATCTGTAATTGTTTCCGGTAGCAAAACTTTAAACAAGGATAAACAACCGTGGTCTTTTTCCGATTCGACGTTGGGTTTTTACTTGCATATGGATTCGATGTTGAATTATTTAACAGATGGTTCTATTAAGATGGATCCAATATTGATGGAAAATCGCCAAAACAAAATGACTAAATTCGAAGTATTTGATGCATTGATTGATGATTTTGGATTAAATATGTCTGATTTTTGGAACTGTTTTAATTCAAGCACTACGCAATGCGGCGAATGTAATAATTGTAAAGAAATACAAAAATATAATGAACGAACTAAATAAGAAATTATTTTATTTCCCAGCAAATAGTGCGGGACCTATATCTGCAATGATGGTGAAAAACCAGTGGACACCAAATAAAAAGTTACCATTTCGCTATTATTCTGAAGAATACCCCTCAGATTATAGAATACCGGCGTATCTAACAACAGCAGGGCATTTGTACAAAAAAGAAGAATACATTAAAGGATTTGATTTTCCAGATGATTGTGTTGTTTTTGGTGATTCGGGTGGTTTTCAAATAGCTACTGGAAAATTAAAGTATACTGACGAGTTACGTGAAAAAATATTCCGTTGGTTAGAGAACAATTCTACTATTGCAGCTAATTTAGATATACCACCTAAAGTATCAAAGTCTGGTCACTTCGATGAGTGTTTAGACATTAGCTACAATAATTTTAAATATTTTGAAAAGCATCAATCTGGTAAAACAAAGTTTTTAAATGTTCTTCAAGGTCTTCATGAAGAGAATTATTTAAAGTGGTATAATAGAGTTTGTGATTTTGAATTTAATGGCTGGGCGATTGGTGTTGATCAACGTACAGCTGCATTATATCAAATAATGGCCGCGGTATCTATATTGATGGATGGCAAAGAGCACGAAAAGAAAAATATAGAATGGATACATTTCTTGGGTGTAACAGGAACAGAACCATTAGTATATCTGACGCAAGTCCAGAAGTCATTAGAAGAGATAGGTTCTCATGTACAAATATCTACAGATTCATCAACACCAAATATATCTGCAAAGTTTGGTGGGTATTTTATACCCCGAGGTCTGGATTGGCAGATTATGAATGTACCAAGAGACATTACATTGAAAGGCGGAAAGATAGATTATCAAAACACCAGAACGTATCCACCTGTTTATAATGAGGTACATAATATATTAAGGGATGAATATATAGATACAGAGGCGTTTGTTCATTTTAAAAGTGAGGCGTATGCAGTATTAGTTTTATCTAATATGGCAACATTTGTTGATGTAAAGCAAAATATTCATAATGTTGTGCATTCACATGAATATTTTCAAGAGCAAATTTTATCTACTCAAATGTTCAAGAATATAAAGCTGATCGACAAAATTATAAAATCAGACAATCCACGAAAGGAATTTCAAAGAGTATTGCCGCAATTAACAAAACATCGACCTAAGAATGAAATAGTAAAGCATGAATTTTTTGTAGAAAAATCAGCTGTGAATGTATAGATCGGTTTACTATAATAGCAGCAGATCAGAAATACATTTATGGGGCGACGGGCAACACGATGATTCTGGGTACAAGGTTTTCAAATATGAGCCATATGCCTATATAGTAGATAAAAATGGCGATTGCATTACTATTGATAATCATCGTTGCAAAAAAGTATCCACTTGGTCGCCAGAGGCTGAAAAAATGGGTATGGTATATGAGCATAATGTATCTCCTACAACGAGATTTTTAATTGATAAATACTTAGACAGTGATAAAGTATCGGATCAGACAAAGATACTATATTTGGATATAGAGGTTGCAAAAGAAGACGCATACAGCACACCTGAAGATGCCGACAATACAGTAACAGCAATAACATATGTTGCTACCGGAGATGATAAATATACGTGTTTGCTATTAGATCCAGGCAATGCATCTACAAAAAATACAACGGTCGACATACAACTGAAGAAAAAAGAGAACGGCCAGATCGTTGATGGAAAAACGAAAACTATTGATGTTGATATAATCACATTTCATAGTGAACGTGAGCTACTCCGGAGCTTTATGATGCGATATCAAAAAATTGGGCACAATATTATTACAGGATGGAACGTTGAGTTTTTTGATATGCCATATTTGTATAATCGTATTGTCAAATTATTTGATTATGCATTTGCAGATTTATTTAGTCCCGATGCTAAAATAGTCAAAAGGACATATTTAAAAGAACGCCAAACAATTTCGATAGCTGGTGTAACTATATATGATTATCTTACAATGTATCGTAAATTTACATTTACTGATCAGAGTAATTATCGATTAGATACTATCGCAAAGTTCGAATTATATAGAGGTAAGATAGAATACGAGGGGGACTTGGATCATTTATATAAAACTGATATTGTCAAATTTGCAAAGTATAATATTGTAGATGTCGAGCTGGTAGTTGCGTTGGAAGAAAAAATGCGCCTAATCATGACCGGCTTAGGACTATGTCATAAAGGGCACGTTCAGCACCAAGACATACTCTTTACATCGATGTATTTGGATGGTGCGTTTCTAACATACTGTAAGCGAAATAATATGGTCGCGTCAGCAAATCGCTCAGCCGCATCTGGTAAAGCTCAAGGTGCGTTTGTTAGAAAGCCAACTCCTGGCTTATATAAGTGGGTCTATGATTTGGATCTGACATCGCTTTATCCGAGTATAATAATCTCACTAAATATATCTCCAGAAACTAAAGTTGGGATTATAGAATCGTGGGATGAGTTAGAATATGCAAAAGGAACACAATCAACATATAATGTGAATTTTTATTCTGATAATACTGTATTAGGTAATTTTGATGATTCTTTCGATGAATCGAAACCTATGCACATAGAACTACAAGGGTCAAGCAACTTAAAAAAGTGGTTGGATGAAAACGAATATGGTATTGCGAGTAATGGTGTGATATATGATCAAAAAAAGGAAGGAGTTATACCTGCGATTTTGAAAATGTGGTTCGACGAACGCTCGGAGTATAAAAATTTACGAAAAAAATATGAAAAGGAGGGTGATATAAAAAATGCAGAATATTATGATGGTCAGCAGCTAATAACAAAAATCTTACTCAATTCATTTTATGGTGTATTGCTGTTACCGTCATTTAGATTCTATGATAAACAAAATGGCGAAGCTGTCACGCTTACAGGACAATCAGTTATTCACCACTCATCAAAAGCAGCAGATCATTTTTATAATAAAGAGTTAGGTATCGCATCCAAGACAGCGAATAATAAATCCTTTTGTATTTACACCGATACTGATTCCATATTCGAGCCACTCGAGCCACTTTTTATCAATCGATTTGGACCTATGGAAAATTATACGGATGCAGAAATTATTGAAAAATCCAAAGGTATTATTAACGATGTACAAACCTATATAAATAAATCATTCGATGTGTATGCAAAGCGTCTTCATAATATTAATTCTCATCGATGGGATATTAAACAAGAGCTTATTGCAAAGAGGGCATTTTGGGTCGGTAACACAGATACCAAGAGTAAAAAATTTGAGGGAGTAAAGAAGAGATATGCAATGTGGATAGTTGATCAGGAAGGTCATCGTGTTGATGAAATGGATGTTAAAGGTTTGGATGTTGTAAGGTCAAATTTTCCGCCGCTATTTAGAGATTTTATGAATGGAATTCTTACAGATATCTTACATGACGCTGATAAAGATACATTAAATGAGAAAGTGCGAACATTCAAAAAGAATATGTATTCAGTTGATTATAAAAATATTATGATGCCGACAGGTGTAAAGGATATCGAAAAATACACAACCGGTCGTTTCGGTGTTAGGAAAAAGGGAACACCTGCTCATGTAAATGCTGCATTAAACTATAATGATTTATTGAATAAATTCAAGAATGCTGCAGTGCCCAATATTGTAAATGGTGACAAAATCATTTGGACATATATTAAAAGAAATCAATTAAATTTTGATCGTATTGCATTAAAGGGTTTTGAAGATGACGAGAGAATAGTTGAATTTGTTGAAAAATACATCGATCACGATACGAATTTTAATAATTACCTATTAAATAAACTTCAAAATTTTTGGTCATCTTTAGAATGGGGTCCTATACAATTAAACGCAATCGCTAATAATTTTTTTAAATTTTAATTGAAGAAAAATTTGGAATTCCGACAAGAATTTCGTATATTACACAAATAGTAAATTATATATTATGCAAAAAAACAAAATTGTCAATTTTATTACTAAATATCATCTACAAGGACAATGCCAGCAGGTGAAAATTAAAGTAAAGCCCGATAAATTAGTAACGAGCTTTGCAACAGAGCAAAAGGACTTGCTAGGATTTGTCGCTGTAAGTGATCTCGAGTTTCCATCATTACCTGAAGATGTGATAAGTGGTAACGAAATGGAAATCGGTGTATTTAATACCAGCACCCTTTCAAAAATACTTTCCGTAATGGGAAATCAAGTCGATATTTCATTTAAATCGGAAATGGGGAAAGTCTATCAAATGTCGATGGATGATGGCACATTTCAGTCAAACATTATGCTCGCCGACTTGGATATAATTGAAGAGCCACCAAAGTTGAATGATTTGCCTGATTTTGAAATGGAATTTAATTTTCTTGGAAGTGCCTTTTCTGAGAATTTTATTAAAGCTACAAATGCCTTGCCGGATAGCAACACGGTGACATTTATTGATAGTGGTGATGGTGTGGATGTTGTACTTAATCACGCAGATCATAATACCGATAACATTAAAATATCACTAATACCTGATGCAAAGGAAGGAAGTTTTGAAAATATGCGCTTTAACTCAGATCTCCTTCGTGATGTTTTGGTTGCAAACAAAGATGCAACAAGTATGAAATTTTTCTTATCAACAAAGGGGTTATTAAAAATGCAATTCCAGGGTGACGGATTTGCAACTGTTTATTATTTAGTGATGCTCCAATCTTAAAATGGCATGGAAAAACTATTCAATTATCAGGAAATTCAAGAAGCTAATATATCTTTAGCAAAACAACTAAACCAAGTTCAGAAACTAAAACCAATGCGTACATTATTTGTTGGTATTCTGAACGGAGGATATAGAATAATCAGCGACGTGTCAAAATACACAGCATTTCCCGCAGAAATTGATTTCTGTCAATGTAAATCATATACAGGAAAAACTCAAGGAGAAATAAAATTTCAACGATTTGATAATAAATTAAATTCTCAAGACGCTAACTATCAAGCGTCGTTGTTTGACGGAATTGATTCTACTGGAATTCGTCTTGTAGTATTTGATGATATTTTGGATTCCGGAAAAACGGCTTTAAAAGTTGTAGAGGAATATTCAAAAATATTGAATATCGAGGATGCCGTACTTGTTACATACGCAAGGAGAAAAAATGCGCAACAGGATTTAGATTTATTAGAAGGTATTTACTCAAATATATTTACTGCATTTATTATTGACGACGAGTGGCTCATCGGTTGCGGTATGGATGATGAAGATGGAAACTCACGCAATTTACCATATATCTGTAAAGTATAAGGCGTTATGATATTAGAATTTTTAAAACATTTATTTGGTCTTTGTGGCGAGTCGCATCCAAATCTGCTTTTTGGGATACCCATAATTGTAACCGGTTACCGATATTGTATGTGCTGGTTAAAAAGCAAATTCAACAAAAAACACATATGCACACATGAAAAAGAATAAATTAAAGCGCGGTGCAATAGTTAAACACCAGGATAAATATGCACTATTCCTAAAAACAGAAAACAGGTGGGCCTGGATAATTACCTTCAATGGTAAGGAATTGGAAGAAATGATTCGTGTGAAACGAAAAGAACTTTCGATTGTAAACAACCCGCCGCCGGAATTGGAAATGTATAATATTGCATAAATAAATAAAATTCATTAAATTTACAATTAAAATTGAAAAAAACATGACAGGACAGAAATATTTTCAAGTCGACGTATCGATCACGCAAGAATCTGCAAACGGTAAATACAAAAAGCACGTTGAGCGTTATTTAACACTCGCATACAGCGTTACAGAAGCAGAAGCGAATGTCGTCCACAATTTTGAAACAATCGGAGACATCAGAGATTACAGAGTGAAAGCAGTCTCAGAAACAAAGATTGTTGATGTGGTACCAGAAGCCCCAGCTCAAGTATAACGTTTGGAGGTGGAAGTTGTAATTGTTGATAATATTATAAGTGGTGCTAACGTATCAAAAGCCTGGGAACACGCAGGCCAAGAGATATTAAAATTACCAAATATATCAACTGTTAAAATGATACCAGGCAAATACACACCTGACAAATACAACTTCCACCGATTTACGATGCATCGCGAACATTTAAAAAATTTAACAAGTTATTTTGCACAAAGATGGGAAACGGGGATTGCAAGTGATTCAAAATTTTTATTTATATTTCCAAATGCCCGTGATGCACTCGCAATACAGATAAAGGAATTTTGCGAATTTCATAGTATTGATGCTACCTTTATTGGTTTTTGGTTAGATTCAATGTATCATCAAAGTGGTGATGTTCGTACGAAATTGCGTGGAAGAAAATACAAGTGGTCAGAGAGATTCGAGCGTGCCTTATTTTACTGTTACGATTACAACTTAGTGCCGTTGCAGTCATTTGATCGAATGCTGAAAACATATTCAACAAAACACGCAGACTCGATTATTAAATGCCCGATTCCATATACTTCAATTATTAGTGAATTGCGCAATACATATGGCTCTGAAACAAAGGAGGATATTGTGCTGATTAATGGAACGCCGTCTTCTAATTTTGATCAGAAGTTAGCTAAGGTATTTTCGAATCAATTTCCGAAATATACGTTTGTTAATATACACGATCATTCATTGGATTCTGCAAGCTATTTGAAATTATTGAGTCGGGCAAAAGTTATATTTTCGACAAATATATCTGATCAAAATCCATTTTCAATTTATGAAGCAATGGTACTTGGGGCATTGCCAATATTACCAGATATACCATTGTATGCAGAGATATTTGATGAAAGGTGGTTATATGATCACAAAATACTGAAAGGAAAATACTTGAATTTTGTAAGAGGTTCAGAAGAGCTTGAAGAGCGGCTTGTATCATATATGGAAAATTATGAAAATTTAAACAGAGACTCAGAATTAGAAAGAATACACGACAAATATTTTAAATCAGATAAATTTTTAGAAATAGTATGCAAAATCCAATAAAAAATACATTATGGGTCGAAAAATACAGACCACAGTTATTAGAAGAATATGTAGGTAATGATGCACTGAAAGCAACAATACAAAAATATTTAGATAGCGAGGATATTCCACATCTATTATTCTATGCGAGAGCTGGTACAGGAAAAACAACGCTCGCAGAAATAATTACTCATACACTCGATTGTGATGTTCTATACTTAAATGCGTCAGACGAAAACTCCGTCGACACGATTCGAAGCAAAATAAAAAGTTTTGTGTCTGCAAGTAGTTTTCGAAAATGGAGACTCGTATTGCTGGATGAAGCTGATTATCTGACACCGAATGCTCAAGCAGTATTGAGAAATATGATGGAGAAATTTTCAAAAAGATCGCGTTTTGTAATGACGTGCAACTATCCGGAAAAGATAATCGATGCAATTCAGAGTCGGTGCACAGTATTTGAAGTATTTCCACCTTCTCCAAAAGCAGTAGCGATGCGGATCGCAGAGATACTGCAAAAAGAAAGTGTACAATATGATATAAAAGATGTTGGCCAGATTATAAAGAAAAATTATCCAGACATCAGACGCTGCATTTCTTATACGCAGCAGCAAGTAAAAGATGGAAAATTGGTCCTAGATGATTTACAAAAATCTGTTCTTGACTATTTAGATAAAATTGCAGAAATATTAAAAAATACTAAAAAAGCCCCGAAAGACAAGTATAGAGAGATACGACAGATTATCGCAGATACATCAATAAGGGATTTCCAGGATCTTTTTCGATATTTGTATGACAATGCATCAGAAATAGCACCTGAGGGGAAAGAAGGGGCAATGATACTAAAAATAGCAGAAGCACAACGTGCTGATGCTCTAGTGGTAGATAAAGAGATTTCCGCTGTTGCAATGCTTATAGAAATCATCGCGATGCAAAAATAAAATATTAAAGCACAATAAAAAAAAATTAAAAACATGAAAAATAATATTTCAGATTTAAGTCCACAAATGTTACTGGAGAATTCTCGAGAAGAAGTTTGTGAAAACTGCCAAGGGCAGTTCTTTAGACAAGTAATAATGCTACGCAGAGTTTCAAAATTGGTAATTGGTGCCCCGCACGACCAGATGATTCCTATTCCAGTCTTTCGATGCGATGACTGCCTGACCCCGGTAGCAGATATGGTTCCAAGAGATAATCCACAACCCGGTCCAACCGAGGATAATGATGATAGTAAAATAATTTCATTGAATGGTGAATAATGGCAAAGAAAAAACAAAAGTCTCTTTTTGATTTGCTTGGGTGTATTTTTGATAAGACACCATGGGAATCGTTATCTGAAACAGAGAAGAAAGCATTTTCTCCTTATATGATTAATCGATTTATATCAATGGACCAAAATTACACCGGAATTATTAATTATTTGCAGCGATATTCTATTGGTATTTTAAGGCCAAAGGATGTATATAAGTTGTATCAGAGCATTTTTCCAAAGCAGCGTGGTTTTTATTCAAAATATATTAAAAAGTCAAAAACTTCGGATTTTGATTTAAATGAGAATTTAATTAAATTTGTTGCAGATAATGATCACAGATCTACAGATGAGTGCAGGGAGAATCTGCAATTACTTCTGTCAATGCCGATTGGAAAAGATATTGTTAAAGAATATCTAACTCGTTATGGAGTTGATTCTGCAACTATGAAAAAGGTGTATGGGCTATGAGAACAAAGAAAAAAAAGGAAATTCTAATTGAAGAAGAAGGTGGTGGACTTGTTTTTGCTGAAGGTATATTTGGACTTTGCGTTGGTGACAGTATACAGTTCGATACTGAGAAATTAGTATCTTACTCACAATATGCGAAATTTAAAAAGTGCCCGAAATCATGGGAGCTGAGGTATGTTAGAAAACATCGTGTTCCAGAGCAAAACATTTATTTCGTTTATGGTACGGCCATGCACGAAACTATTCAAGAGATGCTGTATGTTTGCTATAAAAAAGCTGTCAAAAAAGCCAAAGAAACTGATTGGAATGCAATTTTTTTAAATAAATTGAAAACATTATATACAAAAGACATAGACGAATTGGGTGGTGTGCATTATTCCTCAAAGGAGGAATTAGCGGAATTTTATCATGATGGTTGTCAGATTTTAAAATACATTTTGAAAAAACGAACCACATATTTTAGCAGCAAAAATACGACATTGGTTGGTATAGAAATACCAATTTTTATTGCACCTGATCCGAATAGGCCAACTATTAAATTACAATCGCATTTGGATCTCGTGTTTTATAATAAAGTTAGCGGAAAGTATCGGATTATTGATATAAAAACGGCTCGTAACGGATGGAACAAATACAAGAGACAGGACAAAACTGTAACCAACCAGCTTGTTTTGTATAAAAAATATTTTTGCGAAAAATTTGGCATTGATCCAGAAAAAGTTGATATTGAATATTTTATAGTAAGACAAAAAATTGATGAAGATAGTCTATGGCCAATACCAAGAGTATCGCAATTTAAACCGGCATCCGGAAAAGTATCTATAAAACGTGTAGAAAAGGATTTTCAATACTTTATTGATAGTTGTTTTGATAAGAGCGGTGAATACTTAGATATCTCGCATCAAGCACTTCAAGGAAAGCGTGAAAATTGGAACTGTAAATTTTGTAACTATAATGATCGACATGATTTGTGCCCACCTGATGAACGGGTAATTGGGGAATTATAAAAAGAAAAAATGAATTTAGGAATCATAGGATCTAGAAACTTCGTTAAACGCAGCCTTGTCGTCGACTGCCTACAAAAATTAAAAAGTCGATTCGGACCAACATTGGTTATATTATCAGGAGGTACAGATACGGGTGCAGAATTATTTGCTAAAAAGGAAGCACTGAATTTTGGATTGAAATATCTGGAGTATAATCCATCATTTACAGGATATAAAATGTATTCTGCACTCCCAGAAGAATATTATGGAAAGGGGTTTCACCCAAGCCACTTCCACGACAGATATAGAAAGCTTATTATTGATTCCGATCGTATTTTATTCTTCTTACCAAAAACAGGTTCTCTTGAAAAAGAGATTGCTGCAGCACTGAAAATGTGCAAGAAAATGAATAAATCATATCTTATCTTGAAATAAAATAGTATTAAAAAATATATTTATAATAAAGAGTTTTAATGGAAAATAAAATAAAGTTACCAAAGCTGCAGAAAATATCTGAGGCGAGTTTAAAGAGACCAAAAATATTATTGTTAGGAGATGATCTGACGGCATTTTCTGGTATTGCAACCATGTCTCGTACATTCGTATTTGGAACAGTTGATCGGTTTAATTGGGTACAGTTAGCAGCTGCTGTTAAACATCCAAATGACGGCAAAGTGATTGATTATAGTGCAGAAGCACGCAAAATAACAGGTGTAGATGATGCGATCGTTAAATTGTATCCATCAACAGGATACGGTGATCCAAACAAATTGCGTAGACTGCTTGACACAGAAAAACCAGATGCGATTATACATTTTACAGATCCAAGATTTTGGGGCTGGTTATATGAAATGGAAGATGAAATTCACTTCCAATACAAGATACCAATAATATATTATGCAATTTGGGACAATTTTCCATATCCATTATGGAACCATTCAGCCTATGCATCGTGTGATTGCATTTTAGGAATTAGTAAACAGTCGCATTTGATTCATACTAAAGTATTAGAGTACGGAGGTACAGATGTTGTTGATTTGGAAAATGGCGATCTTCTTTCAGATTATAAACCGGGCAGTGTTATTACAAAGTATGTACCGCATGGTATTGATAGCAATATGTTCAGGCCACTAAAATCCGGTGATCGAGATTGGGATGAATTTGTGAAATTTAAAAAGGATTTATTTAAGGGCTTTAAAAAAGCACCTCGATTTGTTGTATTTTGGAACAATCGAAACATTAAAAGAAAGCGCCCAGGTGATTTAATATATGCATTTAAGTTATTTATTGACCAATTACCAGCTAAGCATCGTAACGAGACATTACTATTATTACATACAGATCCGGTAGACAGGCACGGCACAGATTTGATAGCAACTCAAAATACGCTGGCACCCGATTGCAATATAATGTTTCATACTGATAGATTAGCACCTGAAAAAATGAACTTTTTATATAATGTTGCAAATGTTACAATAAACATTGCTAGCAACGAAGGATTTGGGCTATCTTCAGCAGAATCTATTATGTCCGGGACACCAATAATTAATAATGTAACAGGTGGACTTCAAGATCAAATGCGATTTGTTGATGATGATGGAAACTGGTTTCAACCAAACAATGAAATTAGTAGTAACCACTTAGGTCATTACACAAAATGTGGTTCGTGGGCATTTCCTATATTTCCTCATGTTAGAACATTGCAAGGATCTGTACCAACACCATATATTTTTGATGATATTGCTGATCCGCTTACAATTTCAAACGCAATATACGACGCATGGAAAACAGGTCGGGCAACTTTACGTAAAGTTGGACAAGAAGGTCGCGAATGGCTATTAGGTGAAGCTAATATGTCAGCTAAAGCAATGTCTGATGGAATTGCGAAAGGAATACAAGATACGATAAACGTCTGGCAACCTAGGCCAAGAATACACGTAGAACGCGTGAAAGGACAGCCAGTAGTGAAAGAAACAGGAGTTACTGCATATTAATATAACTGAAACTATAACAATGAATATAAAAGAAAAGAAAATAGTAATAGCTTGTCCTGCAGACACCCGCTCAGGTTATGGAGCTCGTTCCAGGGATATTTGTAAGGCGCTAATTAATGCCGGATGCGACATTGAAATTATGTCTCTTCCGTGGGGAAATACACCGATGGGAGCCTTGGACAATGACCCTATATTAAAATCTAAAGTAATAACAACCAGCTTGAAAACACAACCTGATATTTTCTTGCAAATTTCAATTCCAAATGAATTCAAGCCGATAGGAAAATATAATATAGGAATTACAGCAGGAATTGAAACAACAGGTTGTCGTGCTGAGTGGTTAGAGGGAATAAATAGAATGGATTTGGTTCTCGTGTCGAGCAAGCATTCTAAAAATGTATTTGAATCAGTTAAATATGAAAAGCGAAACAAACAAAACAATCAAGCAGTCGAGCTTGTTGAAGCTCGTACACCTATCCAAGTTTTATTTGAAGGGATTGACGAAGAGGTGTATCCTGGCCATGCACATGATTTCGTTTTAGAGGAATTGGATAGTATTCCGAATGATTTTTGTTTTCTTTTCTGTGGGCATTGGTTACAGGGAGAAATAGGTCATGATAGAAAAGATATTGGAACTTTAATACACACATTTTTACAGACGTTTGCAGGGTTACCAGCAAAGGAACAACCAGCATTACTATTAAAAACATCAGGTGCAACATATTCGGTGACGGATCGGAATCATATAAAGAGTAAGATTCAACAGATTCACGATCTTGTAGAAAATATAGGTAAAACGAAACTACCGCCGATTTATTTACTGCATGGGAACATGACAGATTCGGAGATGAATAATTTATATCATCACGAAAAAGTAAAAGCTATGGTGAGTTTTACAAAGGGAGAAGGCTTTGGAAGACCGCTTTTGGAATTTACAACGACAGGAAAACCTGTAATTGCTAGCGCATGGAGTGGACAAGTAGATTTCTTAAATCCAGATTACGCTGCGCTCCTACCTGGTACATTGGTAAAGGTGCATCCGAGTGCAGTTAACGACTGGATAATTCCAGAGAGTCAGTGGTTCCAAGTTAACTACCAAGTGGCAGCCAACGTAATGCTAAATTGTTTTAAACAGTATGATAGTTTTCTAGAGCATTCGAAGCCACATCAAGCGCACACATTCGAAAAATTCACTATGGAAAAAATGGGTGATTTGCTCGTCGAGTATTTAGAACGATATATTGAAGATAAGACTCCGGAACTCACGAAAGCACCAGATTTGCCACTTCCAAAATTGAAATTACCCAAAATAAAACCCAAATCATAATTATGGAGAAACTACGATACGATGAGAATTGTCCAATAACAAAGCAATATACAGTTCTGACAGAGAAGACGGAAGGCAACATTAAATATAAACTATGTACAGACTGCGGATATCAAACATATTCTAATTGGCATAAAGATTCGAAAGAGTTGGTTGAGATTGAAAAATCAATGTCACCATCTTGTCGAGATTCAAAATATACTGATGCGCACGGACTGGTTTGGTATCCATTGCCGTTTCAGCATTTTAAGTATGCATTATTGCCAATCGTAAATGAGGATACGAATTTTCAATTATTTTGGAGAACAGCAAATGTACGACCTATCGAGCATAAGGATGATATACAAACACACCAGACAATGCTCAATCCAATTATTTTAGAAGACGGTAGTGAAAAATTACAAGTTCTTAAAATTGAAAATGAGTCAATACAGATGTATTCTATCGATAAGTTTGCAGATGCATTTGATGATTATATGGAATTGTGTGGAAACGCAGCGATAGTTTTAGAAAATGATTCACAATAATTTGGAATTGTAAAAAATATTCCATATATTAAATAACATATACGAAATAAAATGACAGATATTAAAATTAATTACAATAATAAGCAAGGTTACGTCAAGTTCGACTTTGGTGACTTAGATATATGCAACCAGGATGCTGTTACTGAAGCTATTATGATGCTAAGAGAGACGGTCTCAGAGTCCTTTATGCAGCAAATAGAGACAATAAAGAGCAGTGGTAATTTCCTATGTCCTGACGAGGAGATTAATTACGGAGATGATACAATACGACAGTGAATACAAATATAACAATTTCATATTGCATACCGGTTTGTAATGAGCACGACGAGTTAGATAGCTTATTAACGCAATTAAATCAGTTTGTTGACGATTCAGATGAAATTGTAATTCAGTTTGATCAAGGTAATACAACCGATGAGGTTAAGCAGGTTGTGAAAGTATTTGAGACGGCGTGCTCGTGTGAATTAAAAATCATAGAGTATCCACTAAATAAAGATTTTGCGTCTTTCAAAAACAACTTGAAGAAGAATTGCACGAAGCAATATGTGTTTCAGATCGATGCTGATGAGTTATTAGGTGATGGATTATTAATGCATATAAAATTATTATTGAGCGAAAATACAGATACTGATTTATTTTGGTTACCACGAATCAATATCGTCAAAGGCTTAACACCTGAGTACGCAATATCACAAAGATGGAATGTTACTAACAATTTGCAATTTCCTATTGCTAAAGAATACGATTACCATGTTGTTAATTTCCCAGATTTACAAGCACGACTTATGAAAAACAAGCCTGAAATTTGTTGGGAAAATGCTGTTCATGAAGTGATAAAAAATCATAAATCGTCAGCAAGGTTATTTAATTACGAATACGACCAGGACATAGATCCAAAAGCAACTCAAGATTGGTGTATTATACACATTAAGGCGTTAGAGAGACAAAGGCGCCAAAATGAATTTTATCAAACAATTAATTAATATGCAATTTTGGAGAACATATAATAATAAAGTCTACAATACAGGTGAAGTGAATAAATTGGGATTTTCAATTAATGATCCGTCATATATTCCACCCGAGTATTTGGAGCAACAAAACTTTGTGATTTTAAGAACGTGTTTTGGTGTTGGTGATTGGGGAATTATATCAGCCTTCCCAAGAAAATTAAAACAAATTTATCCTGACTGCAAAGTTACAGTACCGTCACCAAAATTACTTAAAGAAATGTTTGGTTCACTCGAGAAGAATTGGAGTTCTTGGGATGATCCATTTCAAGTTGTACATACTGTATTTGATAATAATCCATATGTTGATGAATTTGTAGATTCTTTTGAGGGGGATGTATTTAACGATCATTATCGAATATATGATGAGACTGATAATGATCCATTATTGCAACAGATGATGCGATTTTGGGGCATCGATGATAGGCATTTCGATGATATTGAACCTGAATTATATTGGACCGATGCTGAAAAGAAGCTTGGTGATACTATTATTAAAGAACATTGCGACGGTGAATTTGGAACATTGTTACTATCAAATAGATATAAAGGCACTGACAACGAATTAATTCAACGGAAACTTGATGAATACGATTTACCAATGTTTTATTGGACTTCAGAAATGGATAGTGGGTTGGTATTTAAAAAGGCATTGGATATGCGCCATATCGATATCCGAATTCAATTATACATAAAATCAAAAGCTACATTTAATGTAGGAAATCAATGCGGTGTTAATGACACGATTGCAAATTATGCACCAACGTATACGATACCAAAAAATCCAGGGCGTTT